GCTTCAATTTCTTTAAAGCTTATGCTTGGACGAGCGGACTTTGATGGTGGCAATGTATTTATTTTATCGCCGCAAACATCAGGAATTTCTAAAAGCCAACGAAATTTTCTTTTGAAAGAATTATTCGCAAGATTAAAATTCTCTCCAAAATTCATACTAGCCATGCAAACCTCTTAAGTATAAAAACAGATAGATCCTTTTGGTATAAAGTATCTATCTGTTTTCAATTTGTTTAAAATTTAATTAATTAGCAACCAGCACAACAAGGTTCGACTTTGCCGCCGCAGAAGTTGGTATAGTAAACCTGGCTGAACCTTATAGTTACTTCGATAGTGACTTCTTCTGAAGAAGAGTAATCAAGTTCTCCAAAATTAACAGCTTGTGGCCATACATGTGACATTTGCCATCCTTCCATCGGTGTTCCGCAACCATCATATAGATACAGCCATGCATCTGCTGCATAACCGTCGCTTCCTACATCTCCACTCTTTGAAGATTGTTTTAATCCAACAGGATCTGTAAAGTCATACGTTGTTGCAAGCCAGCTATAAAGCGATGCAAGTCCCGTTGTGCCATCTGACATATCATAAAACGTAACAGTAATTGTTTCCCAAGTACCTTTTCCAGGAATATACATTTTACCATTTCGATAATTAATTTCTGTTTCTTCAATTGTTAAACTTGGTCTAGAAGCCAATTTTACAAAATATGGAGGAATTGCTTCTCCACAGTTTGGAAAAATTTCAAACATCCATCTATATTTTCTTTTAAAAACTATATTAGGATTCATCAGTTCGCCAAGACCCATGTCTTTTTTTCCTTCTGCCATGGTAATTCTCCTTGTAATTTTATTTTTTTATAATGTTGTTGCTGGCTCTGTAAAGGTTCCGGTTCTATGAATAGAAAATTCTATAAACATAAATTCTGCGGCTCTTGTTGGCTGAACGCCAATTTGTGCGCGGAATTCATTACGATCAACAACATCTGGTGTGTTGAGCGTCCCATCAGCTAAAATGATGAAGTCATTAAGACCCCTGCCAATCTTTACGGTGTTTAGAATCTGCGTTGCAATATTCGTGAAGGATCTTTGAAAAGTTTCATCGTTTGGATCAAACAGAAGTTGTCTGCTTGCTATGCGAATATTCTTTTCTAAATAGAACATTAAACGACGAACATTTACGCGATCTAATGCCGTTGGTGTTCTCTGAAGAGTCTTTTGACCCCAAACCAAGAATCCTTGAACATCACTAAATTGAACAATTGGATTAATGCAATTACGATTTCCATACATCAAGTCACGTTCAGCCAATGTTGGACGACTATAAACGTCGCCAATATTCGGCACAATTCCACGTGTTTGTCCAGCAGGAGCAAACCAAGGAGCAGACAAGAAATCGCTACGAGCAATTACTGCCATGATCGATCCGCTAGGTGGAATCCAAACATCCACGCGATTGTAAGTATCGCGAATCTTAACCCATGGCCAATAAAGTGCACCAAAATCTGAATCAAAACGATAGAGATTTAATGGGTGGCTACCATTTTGCCAAGCAATTATTTCATTGACCGTCAATCCAAATGGTGGGTCAATAATTGCCAAGCAGTCTTGACGATAAACCTGACACAATTCTAGCAAGGCTTGAACGACGCTTGTGCTAGAGTGACCTGGAACAGCAATCAAGTCAATATTGATTTGTTCTGGCTCCGACAGCGTGTAAATACCTGTGTATCCGACAGGATTTCCAATTAGAAGTTGATCTTGTCTATCTGGGTCTGACGGAATGCCATCTGAACCACCGTTTAATGAATATGTTCCGTTTAATGGACCTGCGCCGATTTCTGTGTCATCTGTAACACGGATAAAGTCAGATACCAAAGACATATAAGTTTCAACATAATAGCTTGAAGATTCATTTTTTGTTAAATTTCCCCAAGACTCAACAGGAACGCCATTATTAAACACCTGAATCGTAAAACTTCCAATTCTTGTGTCGTTAGTTATAACGACTTGTGTTGAGTTGCCATCAATTCCAGGACTATCGGCAGTAACTGTAAAAGTAATGTCGCTAGTTACATTGGCTGCACCATAAACCAAACCATAGAGATTTGTGTCGCCAGATCCAGTTGTTGTGCTTCCAGATGTTCCGCCATGCGTGACTGTATCTAAACCAAAGACAGCAGCAGCGGTGCTTTCTGGTTTGATTCTAAGCCTTGCGTCAACTCCAGTGTGTATGGTGCGAATTTTAAGGTAATAAGTAGAATCAACATATGCATAGAAGCCACCAGGCAAAAGATCAGCTTGTGTGTTTATGTCATCGACAATATCTGCAATTGTGGTGTTGGTTATATCCAATTCGATTTGTTGAACAACACCATCAATGAGAACATTGTCTGTTCCGTCGATTACAATTTGAATTACATTTGTAAGCGATGTGAGAGTGAATGTTCCATCTGGGTCATCATCCGTTCCATTTGTGTTGGAGTTTGTTCCGATTTCAACGGCTGGTGTCATGCTTAATCCAAGACCTGTTGGGTTTGGAAAATCTGGATCGGTCACAGATCCGCCGTACATTGCGTTTTGAATGGAAACAAGCTCAAGTGAAGCAGCAGGACCGTAAGCAAAAACAGTTTTAACACCAATTGTGTTTGAAGATGTTTCGTAGAATTCAATTCCGTCATTTTCAAAATCAATTTGGCTATTTAATTCAATAACAAGCTCGTCAACGGAATAGCTTCCAGTCATAACGACAAGCGTGCGAGGTGAAAGAACTCCATTTAGCTTCCATCGGAAAAAGCTATCGTCTTCAAAAGTGTAAACGTTTGTTGAAGGAACGATGTAATCCGATTCAATTTCAACAAGAGTTCCAGCGGCTGGTACCGTGGCTGATGCAATTGTTGCTACTTCATCACTTACTGGATCAACATCTGCAACGCGGACAACATATAGTTCATTTGCAACTAAAAGATATTGTTGTGCAGCATAGATTAAGAATGGATCGCTAACATCAGGATGAGGATAGCCAAAAGTCGTTGTTAATTGGCGTGTGGTCGCAATAAGAGTCGGCAGATTAACCGGACCTTTAGAAGCGAAGCCAATCAATCCCGCCCTATGAAGTGATTGGTCTGGTGCAATAAAGCTTAAATCTTTTTCAGTAATTCTAACACTAGGACTAATTGTGTTAGAAGGCGGGAACCCCTGTAGAATCGCCATAGTCTTATTCTCCCTTTCGTATCGTGTTTGGTAAGTGCCTTGTGGATATTAACCCATCTTTTTCTGCTCTATCTATGTATTCTGTTACTCTTTCATCTTCTAAAAGATAAATATTTTTTCCGCGACCTACTCCTGGTATGTTTAAAACGGTGAATTGGCTTGTGCCTTGCCTTGACCGGATGATTAATTGAACTGGAAATTTCTTTTTGTTTTTTATTTCTAACATTCTAATTCCTTGACAGACTCTTCTATTCTCGCCATAACCTCAGTTATTTCGTCTTCGCTTAAGCCATCAACAAAATCAACTTTCATTTTGAGGACAGCCTTTTTTCGTTCAATGGGTTGTGGTATATATGTCTGCGCTGTCATATTAAATTCAAATTTAATTATTCTAATTGCTTGATCACCTGGCTCTGTGTTCAAATTGTTTGCAATAGAATCCAGCTTGACAACTACCTCCCAAGGTACGCCTGTTACTCGTATGTATGCAAGATGGCTAAATTTTGTAACAATTTGCTCTAATATTTGGTTCATATCTTCGCGATACATAGTCCATGCAGTTACTGTGTATCCAATATTTACTGGAATTCCTCTTGCGAATCCAAATATAGTGTCTCTATTATACTTTTCTTTTACGGTAACGCCTGGCTTTCCGTCATCTGCTCTTCGAAAATAATTAGTTGCTTTGTGATATGTGTATCGATCTAAGTCATAGTCAATTGATGTTTGACTCAATGCTAGCAAAGGCAATTTCAATCTATCAACAACAAGAGTTTCATCTTTTCGAACGTTTGTTTGAACGATTGCAGCCACAGCTTTTTCTGGTGGTCCAAGCATAACGGGTATTGGCCAAGCTTTTCCATCTTCATCAATGACAACAACGTTTCTAAACATGTCCAGCATAGCTTCGTCTGTCCCACGGATTGATTTTGAATATCTGTAAAGAACTGTTCTATCTGGATTTTCAACGTCGTTTACAATTAATCCACGTTGCATGGGATCACAATCAGCTTTAGCTCCAAAACCAGTTTTTTTCATGGTTTCGTCTTTAAGAAAATTCAATGTTTCATCATTAATTCTTCTGCGGTTATCTGGATCTAAAATTGGTTGATTTTCGCAATATGGAGGGGATGGATCTAAATTCACATCAGCAGGCACGCTTTTGGCGTTGCATTCATTTAAATTTTTCTGTTGTTGATTAGGATTGTTTGTACTACTCATGGTTTCCTCGTATAATTAATTATTCAACTGGAGTATGATAATGGAAAAAATTGAACTTAAATATCGAACATGGTATAAAGGTTCTGCGCCGAAGCCTATCAAGTTAGAAATTCCTGGCTGGTCTGGAGAGCACAACTCTCATAAAAACGGTGATATACCACAGCCTTGGCATTGTCCTCCTTTTGTCGATGGTTCAACTTATGGTTTGGAATTGTGTTATCCATTTGATACAGAGGCGCGTATCACTCTTGAAAATGGGAAATTAAAAATTGAAGGTGATTTTTCTAAAGAAAGCGAAGAATCGGGCGTTGATCTTCCGCCATTTAAAAGTTTTACACCTACGCATTTTGGAATGACTTCTTCTATAGATATTAAAGTACCAACTGGCTATGTTCTTAGAACTGAGCCGCATCCAAGATTTTTCACAGATATAACGAATACCGTTCCTTGTTGTTTGACTGGTCATTTGCAAACAGATTGGTGGCCAAAAGTCTTTTTTGTTGTATTCAAAAATCCAATTGAGGGTCAAACTTTGATTTTTAGAAAAGACGAACCATATGTGCAAATTTTAATTGTTCCAAAAAAGATATCATATGATATTAAAGAGATGACATCAAGTGAAATCAACGAAAGGCTTTTAAACGACGATAAAATTGGCAAATACGCCAGAAATTTTGTTAGAAATGACTGGCGAGACAATGCGGGTCAAAAATTTGATGATAAATACAAGGTTCTAAGTGGTGTAGCCGCGAAATATGGACCAAATTCAATTCGTAGTTTTGTTGAATCGGTTGCAGAAAAAGTTGAAAAAAATAAAAAATTTAGTAGAAGGCTTTTAATTAAGAGGAAAAATGAAAGCGTACAAGATCAAGAAAAAGAAGTCTAATTTTCAGACTTTTATAATTGGACCTTCGATAGGATCATTTCCTAAGCCAAAAATACCTAGAAAAATAATATTTTCTATTCACAAGCCTTCACTTTACAAACCTAAATCTATTTTTGAAGTTGTCCAGCTTGACCGATCTGAGGCTGCTGTTGCGATTGATTTTGCATGGATTGTGGCTGTTGAGCAGTAGGTTGTAGTTGAGGTTGTCCAGGAACATTTGTTTGCATAACTTGTCGCAAATTATTTATAGCAGCTTTTATGCGAACATCGTTTGAATTTGAAAGAGTTTGCAAAGTTTTGTTAAAGTTTGGGTCTGCCAATGCTTTAGATTGTGCTTGAGCACTTGCAATTTGCGATGGAGACATTGCGGGTTGTACTGGAGTTGCAGGTGCTGTTGCGGGTTGTACTGGAGTTGCAGGTACAGCACCATATTCAGCCATGTCTTGATAAAACTGATAAAACGACTTCATGTTTCCTCTTTTAAACTATTTTAATTTTAAGATCGGGTTGTTTTTGAGAAACTTTTCCTTCGCCTGTAACGACATCTTCTTGAAACCTTTGACAAATAAGTTCAAGCCTTAAGGCTCCCCACAATTTGAATTCACCTAAATTACGTTGTACTATAACCCAATTTTCTCTTAAGTGAGGTGTGAATAATCGGCTTCCAATTTTTGGCGGATGCCCAACATTTTGCAAAACGGCTCTGTAATTAAGTTCAAATTTCATTTCGTCAGGAGCATCAATTCCAAATTGGTTTAGGAGATTTTGTGATGGAATTGGATCATAGGTACACCAGAGTTGAACTGGATTGTTTGAAAATATTTTACCACGAGCCTCCAGATAAATTGGATCAATCATGCTGTCTGTGATAACTACTTCGTAATAATAAATTGGCGAACCGCCGCGAAGTATTGCTTCTTGATCCCAAAGATTAAACAAATCAAAATTTGGATTTTGAGGATCAAATTGTTGTACACTTCCAGTAAGTTGATATGGAGTTCCATCTTTGTTTAGTATAGGCATAACTTATATATTCAAAAAAAGCCCGCTTTTTT